GTTTTCATACGCCAGAATAAAATTCTGTTAATGGGCCACACAAGCCAACGCTCAAACAATGCGGTGGATTGTAGGTCCCAGAAAATTACTTATACTGGGCCGTTCAGGTTTTGTCCTGACCAAAAATTTATATACTAAATAAATGTATTTACATAAAAATCAAGGCATTACTTGAGCGACTCCCTTTCAGGCAGAGAATACCATACTATAAGGAAGTATTAAAACCGGATGCAGTTTAACGACGGGCCACATATATATTTGCGACCGTTGTACCCAGGTCAAAGCCACCTCACACACAACAATAAATTGTTGTGTGTGAGGTGGCAGGCCTGCCTAGTGAAGAACACCAGGACAGGAAAGGAAATAAGAGAGCTGAAAATCATCCCCAAAAGATCTAGCTAAAGAAAATGTGCTAGTTCCATTGCAGACAAAGTTAGCCCTCGAATCAGGTTGAGAAAGGTCACTCGAAATCAGCGCAGACCCTCGATTAGAGAGCATATTCTGACTTGGAGCAACCATAGAACAGCGAGTTTTACAATAATACGGCACCTTAACAAAAGCAGCCCCAACATTAGAACTTTCAATGTTAATACCCATATAGGTAGAATCATTTAAGGCCGCGGTTGAGAAACTTGCGTCAAAGTAACCAGTAAATGCGCTAAGAAGCACATTTCGTTGACTCGCTGGAGGATTAGTGGTAGGGAGAGTGAATACAGTGATAGGTAAGGTGTTGCCACTATTAAAGGCGACCTTAACAGAACCTCTGTAATATGCAAACATTGGTGCGATATAAGAAAATGTATCGCCACCAATCACCGGAGCAATATATGGTAAGCCACCCGATCCTAGGCCGTATATCATCAAGGCCCACGGAAAAAATTGACAACCATTAGACAAACCGGTTGCATAAGCAACATTATCTATTAGAAAAGGACAATATCGATTAAGCATTTGTTTTACAGAAGTAACTATTTCACCCACAGTTCGTTGATTAACGTTTGCACGGAAACCAAGGTCAGCAGAACCACCAATAGTTTCGCAAACTAACTCGGAAGAACCACCCTGTGGCAACCATGGGCTACCATGACCAGGGTAGGGCGAAGGCCCAGCAAATTGCAAATCTCTACCACCACAAGTGTAGTATAAAATTGCAACATTGTTAGCCACAGTATCAGGATGCCTAAGTTCATTAAGCACCTTCACCTGTAGAAAACCAAAGGTTGGCTGGTTCTTCATTTCGAGAAAATCAACGTTAAGTAAGTAAGGAAGGTCAAGACAAATTTGATCACCATCAGCAATGTCTATAATCTCCCTAAGGGCCAACTGTGAAGTTGTAATAGTAGGGTTGATGATCAAAGCGGCTTGATCAGTTGGAGAAAAGGTGATTTCCAACCGTCCGGTGTGATAATCAGTTTTGACAAGTTTCAAAATTATGCGGATAGATCCACGCCAATATTTGAACCCTTTAGACAGGTAAAACATAGGAGGACCAAAGTCAGTATCATGACTATTGATCGAATACGTTTGGAAAGCCTGTGAAGGTCCAATTGGCATGTTAAAAATCGTAGAATTAGCAGCAGCAGTGTCAGACCAGGAATACTGGTTAACATAGGAGCCAACTCCTAAAAGAAAAGGCATAGACATTTCATCTTCAGTACGAATAGAGATATCAGAAATGATATTAACTGCATTATCACAAATTAAACCAAGTGGTAAAGCAGTATCTAAGCCATCACTATTAGCCGCATAACGATTAACTTGTCGAGCAACAACAGTAGGGGCATCTAAGGATAAAGGCTTTGACCAGCCAAAACTCGAAGCTAGGCCAGCTCCAAACCGCGTAAACCAAGCAATTGGTATAGCGTAGGGAGCGAGGGATGGAATGCTACCAATGGCAGCAGAGACCCTCGAGACTAATGAAAGTCCTTGGCTAATAGTTCCAGGCTTATGTGCTGATAAAAGCTTAGATTCATCGGTGCCCTTCTTAAAAGTGCCGGCCACATACTTCTTCCTTCCAGAAGAAGCTTGTGGAATAAGGGGAGCAGCCAACTCAAAGTCTTCAAAGTGCAAATAAACGCTAACGTTTACATTCACCTCAGTCGATGTATAAAGCTGTCCGAGAACTGTTATAATAAAAGTTCCCCACCCAAAATTTACTGCAGTAGGTGCTAGCGAGTAAAAATTTGTGGGTGCAATATAAGGCATTTTAAGAACAGCAACAGAGTCACGACAATCCAATTCAACATTGGGTAGCTGTGATTGTTGCACTAAGTTGTTGGTATGTAATTTAAAATAACTTTGAGAGCCAGTCAGATCTCCTCCTTGCGGAAGAAATGAGATTAGCAATCGCCCCTGTTGAAAGGGATTTGAATTAAGCTGTACAGTAAGAACTGCAGTTCCTCTACAAAGACTAAAACCTTCAACCTTATTATTCCAACTCGTGTTGGACATTATATAAGATTCCGCAACATATTGCGCAAGGTTGGTCTCAGGAGTCTGCGCACCCGTCCAAGTAAGGGTATCAATCAAAAATGGCTTAGCCATAAAATCAATGATACTTTGATACTCGACAGGAAGGTCAGCAGAATGAGAAACTCCAGTGTAGTCAGATGAGGCAACACTTTTATCATTAACAAAAGTAGTTGTGACATGATGAGATTCACTAGTAGTAGTCGCCGGTTGTAAATCAGGCGATGTATTAACAGTTTGGTTGTTTTGTGTAGTTTGTTTAGGGTTATTCATTGTCGTAAGGTCGAGCGAAATTAAGCGCCACACGCTCGAAATTCAAGGTGGCGTTGTTAGCTGCGAAGCTGCCCAAATAAGTAGCTGCACGTATTGGGATATGTAAATAATACTACATTGGTTTCTTCCACGCCAGATCGCTGGCTGCGAAAGTCGGTTAACTAGCACGGCTAGACATAGCGACCTGGTTCTTCCAATGCGAATTAAGCATTTACACACCTTACTACGCACAGTTTCGAGAAATGCTAGGGGTAAAGCATGGGTCATGGTAGGAAATTAATCAACTACTCGCCAGGTGTCTCGAAACACCAGTGATGGTCACCACCCCCTCAGTTTAATGCCGTGAGGTAGGCATGGCAAAATTTAAAATTCAACATCTAGTCTACGGGCTTCCTGTAAGGCAAGTCGGAAGTCTGTAACTAAAGGTCTGAATTTCATCTTCTGCATACAAGCATTAACCAACAATGGGACTTTGTAGTTAAACACAGCCTCACCATGATAAGAATACTCATATATTTGGCGTTGGACCACTTCTTCAAAAGTGTCATAACCAACTCCAATTTTCGTCCAGTATAAAGTTTCATCTATGATGTCAATATCAAGCACTGCTAAAACAACACCATTAGATATTAGTTTAAAGCCGCGCTTTAAGAAGGTACACTCATCGATAGGTCTATGGTCATATTCAATACCATCTTTTCTATCGCTAGTAAATGTAAAACCAACTTCGCGCATAACTCTAGACAATTCACGCATAGTAATAAACTTCATACGTTCTGAAACCGAAATAACTATGTCATCACCAAAAACTATTGAAAAAGAATTATCTTCAAAAAATTTCATGGCTTGTACAATGCTAAACTCGGGTCGATGCTGCATAACAACATCTAAGCCAACATATCTAACGAGAATTTGATTGTTGACTGAATTAACTGTAGTAGTTAGGGGATGCCCCGAAGGAACAGAACCTATCCACTCTACTAAATAAGCTAGCAGAGGTGAACTCTCGACTACTACATGTTGTGAATGGACTAATTCTTCAAATAAAATACAGCGTACCAATACCTCTTCAGATATCGAATTACTATAGTAATTTTCAATGAAATCTAGCGTAGCATAAGATAAAACAGGTGGTTCAGAACCATCGTAATGCTTATAATCAGCAGGAATCATATCATTACCATATTGGCGTAGCTTATTATATATAACAGTCCACTCAAAAGAATGTGGATTGACACCCACAGCAATCCCATTATTTATTCTATTATTATTCATCCAATTGACAAAATCGCCAAAATACATACGAGTAACAATAAGTAAAGTGATAGGAGAGGCGGATATCAATCTAGTAATGTACTGCAAAACCTTTGACTTTTTCCTCCTTTCATCTTTTAAGAAATCAATGAAAGAGAAACTAGGTCTAAGGCCTGCACGTAATTTAACTAATAATATATCAATTTCTGCTTTTAATTTAATCCAAGCATCACTAACATATTGGTATGGTCCATCTTCCCCAAAGAAATCTTTCTTTCCAGAAAGTTTAGTCTCTAGGCAGTACGGATAACCGGCTGAAGTATTTCTTGGTATTCCTTTCATAATTCCAGGAATACCTTCTATAGCTTCAGTCATAGTTAAAACACGCGGGTCCCCCATATAAACAGAGACCTTAAGTACATTATGAAAATATGAGTTGGTAACAAAGTTTAACTTTTGCATATCAAAACAACCAAATTCTCTACTATAATTATATCTAGCATTAAACCAGGGATCACCAAAAGCATCTTTTCTCAAGACTGCAGGGGCAAACTCCGATTTGCCATACACTTCATACAGAGGGCTTTTGATTATCTTTGTTTTACTTGGTAAAAATGGTGGCTTAACT